AGCTGTTGCCATCATTATCAACCCCAATCCACCAGACAACCACCTTAGGCTTTGGCTTGACCCGATACTCGAGCAAACCAAAATTCAAATCAAGACCACAAGCAGCGTCTCTGTCCGCCCAGGGCTCATCGTGACATTGTGGCCTCATCTGCACCACTTCCCCGTTCTCAACCGCCCTGATCACATCGATCATGTCTTTCGCTGTCATGCTCATCTCATCACCTCACTTGTTGACCGTTACATACCCAGTCTATACTAACAATCGTCACATGTCAACACCTAATTGAATCTAGAATCAACTTTAAGTTTGTCACCTAAACGATATGCACTAAAATAGACAATATCACTCAAAACAGCAAAATTTCCACATCATGAGAACATTATGAGGTAGGCAAATTGGGCAGATTGACTTGCCCATATTGAAAACATTGAATTTTTTATGTTTTGGGAAAATATTCTCAAAAAAGCGTTATTTGATTGTTTGAATCCAGATTCTACAAAACATATATAATACATTGATTATATTACAATTAAACAACAAAGAATTAATTAATTAAAAAAATATCAGTCACACTCTGAACCTTTACAAATATCTCCTATCTAACTAGCGTAGTCGCTTCGAGGCGCCAAGCTAGTTAGATAGGAGATATTTGTAAATTCAAGAGTGACCGGGACGGGCACGTAAGACAAAGAAGAAGAAAAAAACAAAATCTCCCGCTCATAAGTATTTTGTATATAGGCATCAAATAAATCACAATTGACACGAGCGCGGCCAGTTTGTACAATGTATGACATGCACATACCATACAAGCGAGGCACATCATTATGAGCATGCAATCCATCCGACAATACTATAGCGTCCCAGCCAAGCGCGGCGGGAGACTACGCTACAGCGGCAATAAAAGCGCCACAACACTCATGGAAATTATTGGCAGCAAGGACCAATATCTGCGATGCAGGATAATCGACGGACCAAACGCTGGCCTGCAAACGCTGTTACACCCAACCTGGGAAATAGAGTATCTATAGTACGTCAATGATCTCGCGCGAACCCAACGACTGCGCCATCTACGCCGTGTCAGTGGTCACCGGCACACCATACGATACCATACACCGTTTATTTAAGGATCGCGGCCGATCAGACGGAGACACGCCACCGATGCATCGATGATCCTCGATGTCCTCACCGACGACCTCGGCCTGACCGTCATCCTGACCGATATAAGACAGCCCTCAGGCCGCCGCTACACCGTCAGGACGATAGCAAGAGCAAAACCAATGGGTAGGCATATCGTTTGGATCAAAGACCACGTTATCCCGCTCGTAGGCGGCCTGGTGATGGACTGGACCAAGGATCGGCTATACCGCGTGTCGCACGTCTGGACCATCGAATAATCTCGATCCAACAACTTTAATTCCTTGACAGCCATCCAATGGTCGTGTACTATGATTGTAGTCACTAGCTACCTTAAGGACCATAAACATGACCGATCAAATAATATGTGAACAAGTGGACTCCGACGCCCTTGACGCCAGCATTGAGCGCTGGGAAAAGATCGTTGAGGTTGGTGGTCTGGAATATGAGTGGGAAGACGCTGGCATCCCCGAGTGTGCTTTATGTGAGCTAGACGACTCCCGGACGGAGGATGACCGTAGCCGTAACTGTCAACAATGCGTGGTTGGCATAGACACAGTTACCCACTGCCGCGGGACCCCGTATGTCGACGCTGCTTTAGGTTGCGCTAACAGTCAAAAAGCCATGCTTAAGTATCTTATAGCCCTAAGGTCTAGGCTAGTAATTGAACATAAACAACCAAAAGAGGATATGTGACATGATGTCTACTACATACAGAGCGGCATACATCAACCGAGTCAGCCTGACAGACGAGTCTCAAAGCCACCTTGATGATGCGGAGCTGATCAACGCGGCCATTGAAGAATTGCGTCGTATATGCGCAGATGACGCAACAGTCCTAAAAGACAGTATAAAAATTGGCGACTGGACAGACCCACGAGATTAACTCACAAAGCAACCCCGGCCAGTCCGGGGTTTTTAATGTCCAATCTAATTACTTTGGTTCCTTGACATCACTCGGACCATGCTATACTATCACTATATCAACCAAACACGAGGACATGTAACATGACAACAACACGAGAAAAAATCGAGATTATGGAGGCTTTTGAGGCAGGTAAAGAAATCGAATATGTGATGGTTCGTGCACCAAAACCAACATGGCTGCCCGCCACAACCCCGACCTGGAGCTGGGAACGATGCAACTACCGAATCAAACCAGAGCCAAAGCTTGTTGAGACGACAAGATATGTTGTTTTGTATCCCAATGGCTACGTACAAGAGCGTGATGAGCTTGATGGCCATATGTATGACTTTCCCGGCATCACCCGAACCATGCTCCCAACAGATGATCCAGTCGTTATCACCCTAAAAACGCAGCATTATGAGGAAAACTGAATGAACGGTAAAATCACAGCACGCGAATTTTCCATCGAGGTTGACTCTCCAGAGCAACTCCAGGCATTAATTGATAACCCAGACCTAGATATGAGCTACATAGCCGCCGACCTAGACACGTATGCATACCCAACTGACATTCTGGTCAGAGACTTTCGGATGGTTCGTTTCCAGGAAAGCGCTCACGTTTCACTCTCATTTGATGATTGGGTTGACTCAAGACATACCACAACTGACGATGGCCCAACCATCATATGCAGAAAAGGCAACCTCTTCGACATCAACGGACACGAGGACATGACCGCTGCAGAGGCCAAGATCTATCTAACCGGCTGGCACGACGCACAGGAGGCAAACAAATGAACGGCAAAGATTTAATAGGCAAGAAGGTCCGAATTACCGACGACACGATGAAGTGTTACAATGTCGGTGACATCGGGGTAATAATAGGATATTATGTCCTGTGGGGCGGGTATCGAATCGATTTCAATAACCAAGGAAACGCTCGTGTTGTACTGGGCGGCAAGTGGGCCGCATTACGCAAGAGGTTCGAGCTTATCGAGGACGATGCACCTACCGTCAAGGCGCAATCAGGAGGTTTTATCTTCAATGGCCGCGAGTATGCGACCGCTGAAGAGATGGCAGCATATTTCACCGGCTTGCAAGACGCTATGAAAGCAATGCAATAACACCAACCCCGGCCAGTCCGGGGTTTTTAGTGTCTAAGTTCATTACTTTAATTCCTTGACAGCCTGCGCTATTGTGCTATGCTTATAATTAAAGAGACACAGGAACCGGAGCAATCAAAATGTCAGCCAGATTAATCAGCAGCCAAGCATATATCAACGACGAGATCGTCTCAGAAAAGAGCGAAGCACAAGATTACACCGTTCAGGTTTCTCCCGTTTTTGCGATTGATGGGCAAGAGGTACGCTACGTGATCGACGGCAATCACTCCCTGCAGGCCGCCCTGATCGACGGCGTTGATCCTGAGTTAGAAGAGTATGACGCATCCGATTACGACGCAATCTCATATCTAGATGATGATGACATTGATGGCTTTATCGATGCGATCTGGGACAGCGCCCTCTACTTCGCAGATGATGACACTATGGTATTTTAATTCCTTGACACCAACCAGATCTGTGCTACTATTATATATAACAGGACACAAACACAGGATACAGACATGATTATTGCATATTCCAGCACATTCAACATGGAAATATACGCATCCAATGTATCGTTTCGCGCCTACTTTGAATGGGGCCTCATCCGCGCAAAGCAACTGCGCGGCGGCTACACACCGATTTACTCATAGGAGCAACAGACATGAAAGAGAACAGACGATTTGCAGAATACCTGGACATCTACGACGCAGGGTACGATTGCGCACAAGTGCACGGCAAACGATCTGAAAACCCGTACTTTTATGGCACCTCGGCATGGCTGTGCTGGACCACCGGCTGGTGCGACGGCATATTAGACCTAATGGCCGCCGAAGACGAGATTTAGCGCAAGCCTATCATCTGGATCGGTTCGATTAGGAAATACAATTTGAACCAATCTGGTCGATATGGCACTATATTAAGTATATAAAATCACAAGACGCAGATGGACACCGACATGAGCGACATGAACTGGAAAGCGGCATTCGAGAGCGACATCACGGGCGAGGTATATGTAACGTACGGCCCGAACTGGGCCGATGGTATACCAGAGGAAGCTATCGACGCTCTCCAGGCCGCATATGACTACACGGCACACGTGATCATGGATCGGCATGACGCGCAGGAGTTCGGTACGTTCTTGTTTGACGATGATTGCATATTCTGGTAACCAAATTCCCAACACAACCAAAATCATGTGCTATACTATCAATAACACAACAGGAGATAGCCATGAAACAAGAAATCCACATACCAGACCCAGGTCTGAAGCCGCAAATCACGCGCCTTGACAACATCAAGTCGGCAGTTGGCACGGTTTTTGGTCTATCACTTGTCGCACTGTATGCAGTGTTTATGTTTACATAATAGAGGTGTAAAATGAAATTTTATGTGATGAGAAGCTGTGAGTATGGGTATGATGTTGTAACTCCGGACGGCCGTATTGTTGGATTCGTTCTTGATTGTCCAGATAATGAGTGGCATCAGGTTGTCATTGATCTTATCTTTAATGCGAGACACTATATTGCAAGCGAGTGGCATGGTGAGTACGCTTATTGTTTTCCACCGCGCTTGGTCATAGAGGTGTAACATCATGGCCACATACTTACTTATTGGCGCATTAGTAGCATTAATAACCATGCCGACACTGAACCCAAAAAGCCAGATCGGCGAGGCTGCGCGTAACACAATTTTTTTCGGATCGTACTTGATTTTGTTGGTGGCTTGTGTCATTCTGATATCAGAATCAATGGGGAGCTTAGCATCATGAAAAAACTACTTACAATCTTATCAGTGTTACTGGTCGCATCCAGCCAACCTGTCAACGCGGACTGGTCTGCCGAGATCGGGTATGGGTATGGCGCGTTTCAGGAAAAGAAAGACGGCACCTACTATCAAGAGCAGATGCCACATGAAAAGCACCTGGACCACGACCTCTTCAGGATCGGTGCTGTTTACAACTTCGATGCCTTCGCCGTGCATGGCGGCTACATCGATTTTGGGAAACACATGCTTGATAGTGAAGCGATCCCAGACAATCAATACAGCCCAATGAATCCGGGAGGCTGTTACCAGTCGATGAAGTGCGACGAACGCCGCGCCCTGTTTCGGGGCACGGGCCATGCAAGCGCACTGTACTTGACCCTCTCGACACCACAGGACAATCCGCTGTACCTTGAGGCCGGATTGCTGTACAATGACGTGACGTGGCATTTTGATGCCTACAATACATGGAGCGGCGACGTGGTCCATGAGTATGATGGCGGCCGCGCGATGGGCAAGATGTTTTCGGTCGGCTGGAACTTTGACGGCGCCAAGGTGATCTACACCAGGGCAATGTTAGGCGAGACCTGCGCCGAATTTCCGACGGCCGTAGAAGGTTATCACGGCGTTATGTTGATGGTGGAGTTTTAATTTAACAAAGAGGTAAAATCTTATGAGAATGTCAGAAGCGAATGAAGACTTAGTTGGAAAAGTATGTTGTTGTTCGGTTGGGCGGCCAGCTATTGTCGTTGGAAAAAAGACCTTTGATTTTGGTGAGTGCTGGATCGGCCTCGGTCTTGACGGCAAAGGCACCTGGGCAAGCTCAAACCCAGCCGTGCTTGCTGAGACAGGCGAGGATTTCCACAATATTTTGTTTGATCGGTTTGGCGGCAAGATGAGTTTTAATGGGTAGTATGCAATGAAATCCATATCAGACCACATCCGCGACCACCTGTTATCCGACGTGATCACCACGCCGGTTGGCGACAAGACCGAGACCTATGAGCAGATCTTGGCACATCCTTTGCTTAAGGAGGCGCAGGAGAAAGGTGACCAGCGCCTTGGCATGGGCCACTTTCGATATGGCGACCTTGCTGCGCAAAGGCACTCTAAGAAACAGTATGACAATGTTGCATCGATCAAGCGTCGCCTCGATCTATACCAGGAGACGCACAACATGGAGCATATCATCGACGCGATGAATATCTGTCGCGTGATATATGTCACCGACACCCACCCTGATCGCCATTTCGAAAGCCAAGATGATGGCGAGCATACGCAAGAGGTGACATGAGACATGACAAAATCCGAACTAATAGAAGCACTAAAAGACTATGCAGATGATGCCATCATCTATGTGAGCGTTGAAATCGAGGACTGGGCGCACGATAGCTCAGGTTCATGGATAACGACAAGCATCGACACCGTGGAGGCGCAGAATGTATCTGCATACGCGCACTGGACCTCAAGACCAGGCACAATCGGAGTAAAAATAGATTAGGAACACATTAAATGAGACTCTACAACACCAGCCGCTGGCGTAAGTTGCGCCTAAAGATACTGGCGCAGCAGCCGCTATGCAAGATATGTGAGCGGATGGGCAAGGTCACAGCGTCAGACACGGTAGACCATATCATACCACACAAGGGCAATCCCAAGCTGTTTTGGGATGTAAATAACTTGCAAGGCGTGTGTAAATCGTGCCATGATAGCATCAAGGCCGCCGAGGAGCGGTCTGGCAAGGTGTCTGGGTGCGATGCATCAGGGATGCCGATAGACCCTGGTCACCACTGGAATAAATAATACGCATGAGCTGGCTCACCTCACAAAGGGACTCTGTCAAAAAACCGACGGTCAGCACGGACTCGCCGCGCGACTCCATGCGGGCGGCTATGATTGATGCCGGGTTTGAGCCGCCGGATTATATCGAGCCTGGCCGTGTTATGAGGTTTCCGGCACAAGGTAAGGGCCAGGCAAATAGGTCAGCGTGGTGCCTGCTTTTTGACGACCTGAAGTGCGGCGTGTACGGCGACTGGACGACGGATGCAGAATATACCTGGGTGCCCGGAGGCGGTGGGTATGATGCTCTATCTGACGAGGATAAGGCCGCCATCGCTAGGGCAAAGCAGGCCCGTGACGAAGAGCGCAAGGCCGCACGAGAGAGCGCCGCCAAGCTTGCGCTGTCCATGTGGTCAGAAGCTGCGCCGGCAGAAGCGCATGACTACCTGACGCACAAACAGATAGATCCATACACTGCGCGCATCACGAACGCAAACGCGCTTCTGTTGCCGGTGATCGACGAGGATCGAAAACTACACAGCCTGCAGCAGATCAACCTTGATGGCAGAAAAAAATTCCTGGCCGACGGTGCAATATCTGGGAACTTTATTCCGGTCCAGATTGGCGACGAAGATAAAAAAACACTGATTATTTCAACCGGCTTTGCAACGGGCGCATCATTGGCAAAAGCGAACGCCTATGCAAAGGTGATAGCTGCTCTCAATGATGGTAACCTGGACAAAGTTGCAAGCAAGATGCGCGCCAACTATACTGACTGGCGCATCATTATTGCCGGAGACGATGACAGGATGACAGAGGGCAATCCAGGGCGCACGAAAGCAACCAAGGCGGCCGACCGCCACGGATGTGAGGTAGCGCTCCCTGAGTGGCCTCAGGATGCGCCTCAGGATCTCACCGATTTTAACGACTTGGCGTGCCTTGTCGGGCACGACTCGCCACTACTTGCGATATGTAGCGAGCCATCAGAGGACATGCAGCTATTGCTGGCAGACGATGACGAGGAGTTTGCCAAGATCATCAGCCAAGCGTGGCTATATGACGACGCTATCCCATCATCATCTGTCGGTATTTTTTACGGACCGTCCGGCGTAGGAAAATCATTCGTAGCGCTGGATTTTGGCATGTGTCTTGCGTCTGGTCGCAGTTGGCACAGCTTTGAGCACGGCACGCCGGGCGATCGCTCGACAGTGATATATGTCAGCGCCGAGGGCGGGCGCGGTATGCGGATCAGAAAGCGCGCATGGGAGGAGCAAAATAGGACCAAGGTTCCTGAGCTGCGTGTATTACCAAAGCCGTACATGCTCAACGAGGACGGCGACACAACCAAACTCATGACTCTAATTCGCCAATGGATCGAGCGAACCGGTCAGCGCGTGTCTGCCGTCATCATCGACACGCTGGCGCAGTGTAATAGCGAGGATGAAAACTCGACCAAAGACGCAAGCGCCTTGACAAGGAACTGCACCAAACTGGCGCAGGAGTTTGAGTGCTCCGCCATCCTTATCCATCACACCGGCAAGGACGAGGATAGCGGGATGAGGGGGTCTAGTGCCTACAAGGGCAACACCGACTTTCAAATCAAGCTGGTAGGCGGGGTTGACTCGACTGTCAGAATGACCTGCGAGAAGCAAAAGGACATAGAAAAATTTAATGACGTCTCAATTACTTTTGATAAGGTCGAGATATCAGGCGCAAAAGACTACAAGGGCCGACCAGTTCAGAGCTTGGTAGCTAGATCCGCCACCTTTGGCGAGATGGTCAGAGGTGCATCACAGCTCAAACCAGACGAAAAAATAATTGTTGACACGTACCGAGAACTAGGATACAATGGATTTATTGAAAGTGAAAAGTTAAAGCGGGCATTCTTTGCCCACCATAGCATACAGAGCAAAAGCATAGAAGCAAAGCGAAGATCATATAGCAGGGCCGTGAGTGGCCTTAAAGACAAAGCAATAGCAATAATCGAAGGTAGCGATATAGCCATCACATATGATAGGCAAGATGAATAGATCACAGCAATAGCATATAGTACATCAATCACAGCACAGGAAACAAAAGCATGACACGAGTCAAACAAAACGACGAATACATCAAAGCACAAATCGACAGCGGCCGATACCACTGCCTGCTTGGCGAGCTGCCACACCCAGAGGTGGCGAGATTTAGCAAGATGGTACTTGCCGTCGAGGATATTAAAGTGTATCTTCGGATGCCAAGCAAGGAGTGGGATGATGCCTGACCAAAAGACGCTTGAGTATATGCTCACATTTGAGCGTGAGAATGACAAACATAACACATTTCTGGTGGCGCACCGCGCGTATGCAACGTATACGGATATGGTACGAACACGGATCAGTCATCACCACCACCACAAGACCGAAACCAAGAGTTGGGCGGTGTATTGATATGAATATAGCAGAAGGTTGGAGATTACAAAGTGCGGATTTTTCAGTGCAGGCTGGAGGGAAAGACAATGCAACTGGAATTGTGACGTTTGTGCGCGATCCAGCAGAGAAGGTAAGGTGGCACAAAATGGCAGAGGAAGAAAAGGAGAGTGACGACGGTCCACCTTTGTATGTGATTGGGCGTGGCATGACACTGGAGGATGCCATTGCAAACGCAAATCTGGCAGCGTCACATGCGAAGCCGATAAGCGCATAAAGCAGATGAAGAGAACCAATCTATGGTCGCTGAGTTTTGTGAATTTGAAATATAATGAGGTATACTGATATGAACGAATCTATACTTGAATACATGCTGAAGCATGAGCGCGAGAATGACACATATAACCGCATGCTAATACGCGAGCGTGTCTATAAAGACTTTCGCGAAATGGTCGCGCTCAGAATCCTGCGCCTACATAAATACGACTACGAACTAGACACATGGGCAATATACTAACATGAACGAAACAAAAGAAATCGACGCACTGAAGACGCGAATCAGGATTCTTGAGGGGTGTCTTCTTAGGCTGGCGGATCATGTGATCAACAAGGGTACACACAGCGAGAGCTACTTCCCCGTTGATGAGGTGGAATTTTATGCTCGTTTGTGCAATGATGACTCGATCATGATGTATGAGGATTTGCCGAAATGATAGGCTCATACGTCACATCATACTACCGACCACACAATGCGCCGCCATCGCCATTTATCGGCAAGATCGTCGGCGAGATCGGTCCGTATTGGATACTTGAGACGCCAAACGGCCGACAGGTGCGGGCACTCAAGGCTGCGTGTAGTACCAAGCCAACATCAACCAAACCAAAAGACAGATAGGAAACACACAAAATGACCACAGACATCGAGTTGTCCGTATCAGTCGCAGATGGAAAATACACAGTGATTTTACCGAGCGGCGGCGGACTGAAAGCGTTACGGTATGGCGAAGAATGGCGGGACCTTACGGGGGACAACCTTGTGCTCGCTATGGCATATCGCATCGAAGAGCTGGAGACACTCGCGATCAACCAAAGAGGAAATTAAAGCATGAGCATATTAGACAAGATCACAAAGCCAGCAGACCTTCCGATGATAGGCACTATTACTGGCGATGCCGGCATAGGCAAGACCAGCACGGCAGCAACCTTCCCAGATGCGATTTTTATTCGTGCCGAGGACGGACTTGCCGCCATACCACACGACAAGAGACCGGATGCGCTACCTGTCCTGACATCGCCAGATGACCTATGGGAGCAGATGACGGCTCTTATCCAAGAGGAGCACCAGTATAAGACTCTGGTCACCGACACTGTCACCCAGCTAGATCAGCTCTTCTGTCAGCATATAATTGATAGCGACCCCAAAAAGCCACGATCGATCAACCAGGCGCTGGGTGGATATGGCGCAGGATTACAGGCGCTTGGCCAGATGCACGCAAGACTACGCAAGGCATGTGGCATGCTGCGTGATATGCGCGGGATGCACGTGATATTTATCGCGCACTCTGACACCGTGACGATTGAGCCGCCAGATCAAGACCCGTACACACGCTATGATCTGCGCCTGAATAAACGCTCGATCAGTCCGTACGTGGATAATGTAGACCTTGTTGGGTACATTAAGCTTGAGACTTTTGTCCAGGGCGATGATGATAGCCGCAAAAAGGCCATATCATCAGGCCGCAGGATCATGACCACATACACCACGGCTACCAACATCTCAAAAAATCGATATGGAATCACTGAGGATATCCCGGTTGAGCTGGGCGTCAATCCGCTGGTCGACTACATACCATCATTGCAACAGTAAGCAAAGAGGAAATTAAATCATGAGCTTTTGGCAAAAATCAAATGGCGAAGCAGTAACGCCACAAGACAGCTTTGAATCTAATGGCGGCGGATTCGAGCCATTCCCCGATAAAACCGTGCTGACTGTGGTGATATCAGAAATCAAGTGGACAACCTGGGGTGGTGAGCGCTATATTAACGTCAGGCATGATGTGGTAGATGGTCAATATAAAGGGCGCGTTCAGTTCGATAAGCTGCGCGTGTACGGCACCGACAAGCAAAAAGATACAGCGCTTGACAAGCTTGCTGTGCTGGATGGCCTGTCAGGCGGTCAGCTTAGCAAAGCACAAGCCGAGCCAACAGACATGGACTTGCAGTGTGTCATAAACAAGCCGTTAGAAATCAGGGTTTTATTATTGACATTCAAAGACAGAGAGACAGGAGAAAAAACCAAGAATAACTGGGTGTCTGGGTATGGCAAACTCGGCGCGCTATCCGGATCAACAAAGCCAGCGCCACAACGGCAAGCACAGACCAAGCCGGTCGAAACGCCGCAGTCCAGTAACAGTTTTGATGATGATATCCCCTTTTAAGTAGCCGACAATTCAACCGGGGCGCAAGCCCCGGAAAGGAATAAACCATGCCAAGAGACTATTTAGGTGCCTCAGCCTGGAGCCATTGCCATCGAAAAATGTGGCTGTCTTTTCGCCAGGCATTTCAGCGCGTTTACACTCCAGAGCAACTGCGCACATTTGGTATTGGCCATGCGTGCGAAGACGTGATAATAGCAGACCTGGAAGGGCGAGGATACAAGATATCGCATCGCGAGTATGAGCTGAAAGGACAGTTGGGACAGGTAATGGGCCACATCGACGGAATTGTCACGTGTCCAGATGGTGGTGCAGTAAAGCTGCTTGAGCTGAAGACCGCCAACACTCGCCGATACAAGGAGATGGTCAAGAAAGGCATACCTGATTATTATATGTCGCAGGTACAGATATATATGCTACTGTCTGGACAGATAGATGACATCGGCCAGGTCACAGAGACTCACTACTGCATACTGAACAAGGATACATCGGAGCTGGTGGAGCTGGCCATTGAATACGACGACCAGCTCGCCCAGCTACGATACGACGAGATCCACCACGTCATCGAGTCAGAGGACATGCCTCCAGCCGAGGATGACTGGCGCTGCAATATGTGTGAGTATCGCGACTTTTGCAAGTTCGGCGACATCCCTGAAATACACTGCAAGACCTGTGCCAATGTGTCTGTGGTCGACGGGAAATTTGAATGTGCTTTCGGGAATAAAAGTTGTGGCCGGCACTTGATTCACCCTGCGTTTATGTTATCATTAGGGTGTGAGATCCAATCAGCCAACTCGGAAGCGCTCGCGATTGACTACGGCGATTTCGTGCACGGGCCGGAAGGATACAAGCATCCAGCGAAAGATACATACACAAGCCTTGAGTATAAGGCGCTATTTGAGGAGTCAAAAAAAGATGACGACTGAGCGCAAATACATTGGTCATGACGACCATTACGGGACACCAATTCATGTCGGAGACATAGTCGAGTTCTGGTTCGACGAAGTTCAAGGCGCATCAGTAAAGCGCGAGCATCAAAACCAGACCTTTATGCGCGACCTGGTAACTGAAGACGGCGGCAAGTTTTGGTTTGAGTGCGGCTGTGGAGGCGCGTATCCACATAGATTTGCCAGCGTGTGTTATGTCGCCGGATCTACAATAAAGACAAGATACGCATTTTGCGCCGACGGTGACGATGATCCGTGTAGCGAATATATCGAGAAACAAAACGCCATGCACGAGCAGAGGGCGCAACCATGACCCCAAAGCTACTGATATACGCAAGAGTGATGGAGCTATGCAAGGAGGCCGGGGTTGATTACTTGATAGCAACGCGCGCGGCAGAGCTTGCTGTATTCAAGTACGAAAAAAACGTATTTGACAAGAAGGTCATCGACCTTATCGAGGACACGGTGAAAGCCGCCAAGAGGGCATCGATATGAGAAACAATATTGAGTTGATCAGGCTTGCCACTGACATTATGCGATTTGCGGTCGTGCATAGCCACGATGGGTTTAGCGTTTTTGCCGATTACTCGCCGCACATCAACGCGCTGGAAGTGCGCGTTTATCCAGATGGATGGAAGCGCGGCAGTACCGCGCCATACTGGAAGACAGTCTATCTTGAATTTGATAGTGCAGAGCGCCAGCTTAAGCGCATACTCGGCGAGCTGATTGAGATGACGAAGGAATGAAGCTCCGCCCATACCAACAAGACGCAGCAGACGCGGCCATAGACTGGATAAAAAAGTGCATCGATCCGTGCGTGGTAGGTGCACCTACTGGTGCCGGCAAGTCGTACATCATCGCTGATATAGCAGACCGCATACACAAGATATCGGGCAAAAGGATACTTGTCCTGGCGCCATCCGGAGAGCTTGTAAAGCAGGACTATGAAAAGTATTTGCTGACAGGAAACCCGGCATCGATTTTTTCGGCCAGCGGCGGGCGCAAGGAGACACAATACCCAGTCGTCTTTGGGTCTCCGCTCACGGTCGATAATAACAAGCTGCGATTTTCAACCGGGTACGCGGCCGTGATCATCGATGAGGCTCATGGTATCACGCCCACCATCAAGGGCATCATCGACCACATGAGGCAAAGCAGTCCGCATCTGCGAGTGATCGGGTTATCAGCCACGCCATACCGACTTGGTGATGGATACATATATGGTCACCACTACGAGGACGGTCTCGTCCAAGAAGGACAGACCAGAGACCCGTATTTCCACACGCTCGTGTATGACATCCCGGCCAGACTCCTGATCGACGAGGGATACCTCACCCCGCCAGTGATGGAGACGCCAGAGCAGCACTACGACACTAGCGGGCTGGTCATGATGGCGTCTGGTAAGTGGCAGTCTGGATCGGTGAGTGAGGCATTCGAGGGGCGCGGCCGCAAGACTGCCGGCATCGTTGCCGATATCGTTGCTCATAGCAAAGACCGAAAAGGAGTGATGATATTTGCCTCGACCGTGCAGCACGCTCAAGAGGTGATGGAGTCGCTGAATCCAACCATGAGCGGCATGGTGGTAAGCAATAAAAAAATTGTGTCAGCCAAAGAAGAAAATAGAGTTATGAGAGCATTTGGTCGACAGGAAATTAAATATATTGTTAATGTAGGGAAATTAACAACCGGCATAGATTGGCCTCACGTCGACGTGATCGCTATCCTGCGAGCAACGGAGTCGGTGAGCCTCTTGCAGCAGATCTTTGGCAGGGGCCTCAGGATCGATGAAGGAAAGCTAGACTGCCTTGTCCTGGACTATGCCGAGAATATCGCGCGGCATTGCCCCGACGGAGACGTTTTCGCACCAGAGATCAAGGCAAGGCGCGCTACCGGAGAGCAAGAGCCACTGGAAGCTGAGTGCCCGCACTGCCACTATATCAATAAGCTGGCGCCAAGACCGAATCCAGATCACTTTGAAATAGATAAGCATGGGTATTTTTTGGACGCGCTAGGCCAAAGGATCAAGACAGACCATGGAGACATGCCAGCCCACCTAGGCCGCAGATGTGCCGGTGAGTCACTGATAGATGGTCACCACGTACGATGTGGATATCAGTGGACATACAAGGAGTGCCCAGAGTGTGGAGGGCAAAACGACATCGCTGCGAGATATTGCGGAAATTGCAAGGCCGAGATCGTCGACCCGAATGAAAAGCTCAAAGAGATCGCCGCACGAATCGCCAAAGATCCATACAGGACAAGGGACTCAGTGGTAACCGGCTGGGGCATGCAGCGCTGGCCCGGCAAGGGCGACAAGCCAGACACGCTCAGGGTGATGTATGAGATAGACGAGTCACCACACGCGCTGTATCAATGGCTAGCGCCCGAGTCTCATAGCTCTTGGATGCGTAGCAAGTGGCATGAGTGGTGTATTTCCAGATTCGGTCGAGACCTAATCGGCATCGATGAGGCGATAGAAAATTTCACTTTGCAAGGTAAGTGTCCAGCGCGTATACTATACCGTAAGAAACAAAATTCGAAGTTTTTCGATATCATTGCCATAGGTGATTGACATGCAAGACAAAGATACACACAAGGCCCTGGTAGCATACGAGCTACACAAGCGAGTGCAAAAGCTGGCCGATGAGCTTGGGTTCACGCTGTCGTACCGCACACATGATGGCGTGACGCGTCGCCGCGACCACATCCTGATATTTGCAAGTGACGGAAAAGAGATTGGGCTTGTGACAGACCACGGCGACTTATATAATTTTTGCATGGGATACAAGGCAGGAAGGGCAGCAGACCAAGACGAAGTCAAACAAGAACCAGACATGCCAGGAGGCGCTGGCGGGCAGCATCCTGCCAGCGAATATCTTGCCAGTGCATACGGCAGTGTCCTTATGTGGACATGCGTCGGTGCTGGCGGTGGCGGCGGTAACGGCCTGGTTGGAAAGATACGCAGCGCATTAGGAAAGTTTTTCTGATGTCACTACCAAGCGAGCACAACGAACAGGTTGCATTCGTCGCCTGGTTCAGGAAGACCTTTCCTGCTGTGCGGATCTTTGCGATACCCAACGGGGGGTTTAGACACAAAAAGACGGCGGCCGACATGAAGGCGGAAGGCGCATCTAGTGGCGTGCCAGACCTATACATCCCGGCCTGGTATCTCTGGATCGAGATGAAGCGCCAGAAAGGAGGAAGGATATCTACGGAACAAAAAGGTTGGGAAGGATATCTAATAGATCTGGGCTACTCGCATTTCTACGCATACGGAGCGCATGATGCACAGCAAAAGCTATTAGACTTTTTAAACGATAGATTATATCTATTACACGATGTGGAGATAAACAATGCTTGAGTCAGCACTTGGAATCACAGAGCTTGAGGCAATAAAACTTATATTGATCTTCGGCGGCGCGTTCGTGGGGTTCATGGTCGGGTTTGTTGTGTGTTTGCTTTCTGACTGATACTGGAGATAAACAATGATTGAGAGTTTTGCTGCTTTTTCGCTTGGCCTTATTATTGGTATGATGTTAATTGCTCTCGTAGAGATGCTGTCAAGGAGATAAACAATGCTTGAATTACTTTTGATTGGGACCGGCATTATGTTGTTGATAGAGACAGCCTACGCAGCATCGAGAGGATAGCATGCCAAAACCAATAGAGATCAATAACGATCTCTATTGCCCAGTATGCGGCAATAGAGGAATGAAAGCCCTTAAGCACAAGGCCGGCAGCGGGCGCACTCGCTTACGGTGCCCGTCATGCAAGACGCGCACAACGACAAGACTGTATGACGCTCCGCAGATCCTGCCGGAAACAAAGGCCAGCGAGATCAAGAAGCACAAGCGATTTTTGATCGCGTCCGCAACTAACGACGTACAGATCGTCACCGGCTGGCACCAGACACTAAAGGCGATGGCGGATGATCTGGACGCATGCTATCTGCTAATACCGGCGCGTTATAGGAATCCAGATCTTTTTCACCAGGGCATACAGCGATCCATGAGGTGGCCAGTTGAGATCGTGCCGTACATCTGCAACAAGGACGTACGGCTAAATAAAAATCTTGTGATACGTGGCAACACACACATCAACTACACCAATATCAATCCTTTGGCCGGGATGAATAATGCTGCTGGTATCCAGTCTGAGATATACGGACATCCACAGGTAGCGATGGAGATGGTGCCGACATCTAAGCATGTGCTACCAAAGATGATCCGCACCACTGGATCGATCAGCAAAAAAGGATATGGCGGATCACCTCGCGCGCAAAAGGCCGCCTTTCATCACTCACTGTCGGCGGTCTTCATCGAGGTCGAGGGCGACTCATATTGGACCACCGAGGTACACTATGACGGACACGGCGCGTATCTTTTTGACAAGTACTACACGCCAGATGGCTGCGATGGCGAGAGCTATCGGCCGGAGGCTATTGTCTATGGCGATATCCACATAGCCGAAGTTAAGCCACGTAACAGAAGATTGCTTGATCAGGTGACACGCGCACTGCAGCCGGTCAATCAGGTCTACCATGACCTACACAACCATAGCGCGCATTCGCACCACCACGCAAAAGATAAGCTGTGGCAGCTCACACATCAAGACCAGGACATCCGAAAAGAGCTTATGCAGTCTGTCAGATTTCTGGATAAGCAAGAAGCTCACTGTCTTGTTATATCATCTAACCACCACGACCATCTGGCGCAGTGGTTCAATCGCTTTCGTCCTGAGCGCGACCCTGTAAATATAGACCTCTATTACGAGCTTGGCGAGCTTGCGCGCACCAACAATAGCCGCGATCTGTTTAGGCTGTTTGTTGAGCGATACGCAAAAAATGTTCCGGAGTTTGTGAATGGGAACCAGCTTCGCGAGATTGCTAGTATTGATGTCTCACAGCACGGACATCGCGGACCAAACGGAACCAAAGGCAGCGGCAAGGCATTCGCCCGCACAGGCCACAAGACAATGACGGGTCACCCGCACACGCCAGGTATATATAAGGGGTGTTATCAAGTTGGCACAGCAGAGCTTGAGCATGATTATGCTGTCGGATACTCTAGCTGGATGATCACACACGGCCTTATATATGCCAATGGTAAGCGCGGTCTGGTATCTGCCGTCAAGGGCAAGCTATCGCCAATGATGCGTGAGCTTGCGTCTCAGTAGTTTTGTTCCTTGACACCGTGTCAGTGTATGCTATTATTACTATTAACAGAGAGACAAACAGACATACAGGAAACAGACATGTTCATCAACCTCTTCACAAACGCCAGGACGGCAGCAGACGCAGCCACACTGATCAGGATAGCCAAAATGAGCGCTCGCGTGATCAGTGTGTACTGTCAAGATACTTACGTGCTTGCACTGATCTCTGATGTGGTGCCGCTGCCTGATCATGTGTTGGCTGTATGTGACGGCGTAAACGCTGGCACGATTGTGGTGCGTTTACATGACACATACATCGACGATGTGGACGGCAAAGCATTTGTGATACAAGACATTACCGACCTTGCCACCATCAGTAACCTGATGGAAGCAAGTGGCGGTCAGTTACACTAACAGGCAGACACCATTATGGAACATCACGGCAACGAATACGTACAAATGATCTACAGGATCAACAGGCTGATAATGACACACGGGCTTGCACAGGTATACTCTGTAGTGAACAGTGTCCAATCAAGCAGCCTGTCATTAGACTATATAACTGCCGTACATGCGGCACTCGACGCACAATTCGGAGAGCAATCATGATTAAACCATCCGCACTAACAAAACAAGCGCAGCAATACGCTAACAAGCTGATTATGATTTACGGCGTGGCTCGCGTATACTCAATCATCAACAGCGTACCAGGCGGCACAAAGAACAGTCCTGTTGCAGTTATTGAGGCGCTGAAGAATCATTTTGGAGAGTGATTATGCAATACACATACAAATATCACACACCGACATTTACGCGGGTCTTGCGATACACAGAGGGTGATGGCTGGCAGTACACCGAGGAGCACAGCGATAGAGTGACTATGCCGGCAGAAGGGGTAAGAGGTGTATGGTGGGAGGTGCCATCAACACCTGAGAGACTGTCTATTGACACGATCAAGTACAATGGCGATGTGTATAGGCTGACACCAAAGCAAGTAAATTAATTCCTTGCCAACAGAATAACCAGACCTTGACCCGGATTAGATCCGGGTCTTTTTTATTTCTTGAACGCCTTCTCGATTGATCTGCCACCAAAGTAAAACACGAATGCTGCTGAAGCCAGCGTTTCAAGCAGGTCGATCCACTTTTCCTTAATGACAAATTCGCCAATGTTGCCATCGGTAACAGCCAAGCCAACAACGGCAAGCAATAAGCATACCAGAGTTACTGGCCGCACAAGCTTTGCAAAGCGGCTATCTGATTTCATGTCCGCCTCGTGACGTCTGGACAGCTCAGACTCATAGGCTATTTGTAGCTTTTGTAAGATCGCTCGACCGGCAAGCCGCTCCTCATCAGAGGTAAACAGGTTATCAAGCGCCTCGCCAGTCTCCTTGACGACGTTACTCACAGGATTGATGTGATCCAGTATACTCATGATGATACTCCCAATATTTCATCTGCGCGACCAGCGCCGATGTGTCCTTGTGACTCTAGATAGTGCAGTCCATCTATCGTGTCCTGATCCTCTGCGCGTACCGTGCCAGCCACCTGTAGCGTAAGGATATATGCAGAGATCATCGAGTCTGTTTGGCTTGCCGCCAATATAGCGCCGCGCTCTGCCAGCGTGAACTCCCCAATAAAATTTCTCGCGCTCCACTTTTTCGGCGGATCGGGTGTTACCGGACGAACAGGCGGCGAAAAAGTCTCGCCGTCATACGTCCACCCAGGACCACACCTAAGACCGGTCACATCTATGCCGGCCGGGTGCGAGTCTGCCACCAAGATATTATCAATCACCCCATCAATAACGATTGCGAATTTAGCCATATCACTTACTCAAACCAGGTGATAATACAGATGCCGTCTGCGCCGTCACCGCCATCGTACTGAGTGGCTGTTGAGCTGAACGCGCCGCCGCCGCCGCCGCCCGTATTGGCAACAGCATCACCACCGGCACCAGCCGTTCCAGCGGCACCACTGCCGCCGCCATCGACGGCGGTTGTAAGAAATGCGCCGTTAGTTGCATCAGTAAGCGGGTACCTCGATCCGCCGGTTCCGCCGCCGCCATATCCACACAGCCCAGGACCAGGATGCAGCATGCCATATAAGTTTGACGGGATAAATGCAAAGCCGCCGCGATATCCATACGTAGGCACACCACCAACACCGCCAGATGACGTGGTAGCCAGTGTCTCTGGCGATCCACCGGCACCCGCACCATTACCACCAACGCCTGTCGATAAGTACACGCCTGCGCCGCCTGTATTGCCGTTACCATCTACACCATCTCTGTCTGTAGACGTACTGGACCCAACGCCTCCACCTGTGCCACCGTAAGCCGTCAGTGACGCGCCAACAGTCAATGTGCTATTGCCGCCATTAGATCCGACGGTTCCGCTAGTGCCGCCCGCGCCACCGGCGCCGATTGTGACTGTGATGTCATCGGTCACCGCAAGGTCGCGCTCAATGACCTGACCGCCGCCGCCGCCGCCGCCGCATCGATTGACCGTATTGGCGTCAACAGATCCACCGCCTGCGCCGCCTGCGACAAGTATCACGCGCACAGAGTCCACGCCATCAGGCTTGGGCCACGTGCCGGACGAAGTAAAGACCTGGGTCTTGCGGACCTTTCCAACCGTCGATACAGCAACATCCAGGCGACCCATCGTAGTGGAGTCGATATTGTCAAGGTTGGATGCCCGCGCCGCAGTGAGTCTGTCTGTCAGGGTCTTAAGGCGAGCCGGGATATTAGCAAGTAATGGTATCATTATTTAGCTCCACGCATGCGACAGGTAGTTGTCGTTTACGTCGTATGTGATGGTGATAGTACCCATCGAGTCGTAGTCGGTGCCGCCATTAGATGAGTAGCTAAAGACTGCGGACGTCATTAGATCATCACCGGACCAAGTGATTGCCACCTTGACTCGCTCGGTATCTTTGCTGTACACTATCTGATCTGGGGTCTCCGGCGTAGTTGGCGGAGTACCGCCGTCGCTATCCTGCGCCTCGGCATCCCACTGCGGAACAGTGCCGGTTGTGATGATGGCGTCTTGGAGCGCGGCGAAATTGGCCCTTGTAGATGTCGTGATTTCTGTTATACTTTGTGTGGCGGCATCAGGAGTTGTTCTGTCAAAGTGGGTATAGGCCATGATTTAAATTCCTCTAAACTCCCATTGAAAAGGCGTGGCGACAAGATTGCCATCTGAATCAAAGATATAGACGTCGAACTCGACGTGATCAGACAGTACCTGGATATTGTCGACAGTCCACGGACGTGACGCAGTACCTAAAGGCGTTATCTTAATAGACTGTGCTGCCGCATATTGGTTCACTGTGGATATCGTGACGCCACCGGATGCGCTGCTTGTGCCAGATCCAGTCTCAACACGCGGGATCACGTTGACATTTGCAGACCATTCCGGCATTGTGCAATAGAGCGTGCCGGTTGTCGTGGTCTTGGCGCGCAGTCTGGCGTATCTTGCGGCCCGCTTGGTTGTGAGATATGCATACTGATCCCAGTCTATATCGTCATCCGATAGCTCGAGGTATGTCTCAAGTGTGGTGGTGGCTCCAAGCTCCTCCCTATCAGCATGACTTGACCACGTACCAGTGATGCTATATGTCGCATCCCATGTCTCTGATAGTACCTCTGATGTGCATGACGAGTGATATGTTGCCGCCACATCAGTATAAGCTGTCAGGTCACCTGTAAAAATACTGGCTGCAGTATCACCTGCATCCGTGACATATCTTGTCAGGCTGTCGCCGCGCCACAATTTGTACTCGTGCATGTTGGTGAGTGTTGGCGAATCGAAATCGTTTGAGTCTACGATATACGCACCGCTGTCACTGGTCACCACGTATGTGGAGCGCGCCTCATTGGCCGAATACTGTCCGATAGAATCCAGGGCCTTGACCATCAGATCCCATGTCCCTGGCGGCACCTCACCAGACACCAGGCGCAAGGCATCCACGCGATCAATTACGACGCCGGCATCCCAGCTTGCGCCAACCGCAGCATACCTCACCTCATACCGCCATATATCAACATCGGTCGCAGGTGTCCAGTTTGCCCTAGTCTCGCCACCGACCTCATAGGCATCTACGCTTGGCACGTCTGACGGTATCAGCGATTTGCCGGCCGCTGTGATGGTATCTTCTGCCCAAGAAGATTGAGCGCCGACGGTAGATACAGTGCGTACTTTGACGGTGTATTCAGTATCATCATTGACGGCTGGCGAAGCATAGCTATTGGTAGAGGTCGACCCGCGAAATACCAAGGTCGCTCCATCGTATACCTCAACATCCCACTGATTGAGATACACATATTCTGACGCATCCCAGTCAACTGCGATACGTGACGCCCATATACCATTCAAACCCTGATACACTTCCTCTGCAAGAGTCAGGCCAGTAGGCGCTGGTGGATTGAGCGGCGACGGTAGATCGGTGTCAGTGTATGTCGGCTCTGACTCGACGGCATCGCTATAGACGGCATCCTGATACTCATGTCCAGACACCCGCCAACGGCCAGGCTCTGGTGGTACGATGTCAGTGACTCTGATCTGCTTTGCGGTCAGGCCTCTTCCGGTCGTGACGGTGACCACATCACCGACCTGGTATTTAAGGCCCTCATCATGGGTGAGCCACGATACATCAAGATCTGTTAACGCCAACATATTGAGGCGCTCAACGGCCTCGCGATATGCCTGCGTGTATCTGGTGATACCTGGCAGCCTGACTGTAGACTCTCTCCACTCGGTGGTGCCGGCAAGCACGCCATCGGCATACGCATACGCTGACGCATCGCGCCATACATCGCCGGTCGTATCGGTGTACTGTATGTGCATGACGGTTGGGACATCCAGCATCGATCTTATGCTGATATCAATATCAGGAGCGCCGTCCGACCTGGACACTATATCTGCTGCTGTGAGTGATGCAACCGGCGACGCAGGGCGATTACTGATCAGCCGTGTTGTGTCGCCGTCCACATTGACATAGCACCCAGCATATACAGACAGAGTATCAACCCAGTCATCAACCGGTGACTTGGTATCTATCACCAGGCCAAGCTTGCGCCTTGCCTCTGTTGCGGCAACGATCTCATCACAATCATCTGCAACGTCATCCACGCTATCCCAGTCCAAGCTGTTGCCTCGACCGTATACAGTGGACATCTCCATGTCGGCCAGAGCCAGAGCGGGGTTTTCGGTGTACTCCCATGTGGTAGGATCATCGATATCGTGAGTCACCTCGCGGTGATCATATAGCTTTTTGCCTCGGATTTCTGCGACAAACGACGGTATATCCATGTCACGCGATTGAGCTATACTTACCACCGAGTAAGCAAGCGCGACAGTCTCGCCGTTAACCGTCTCGACAAGGTCGCGCGTCCAGCCAGATATGGCGGCAGCAAGTGTGGGATCAACTCCCTGAGTCGTGGTGCCGGTGTAGTGCGTGGCGGTCACAGACGCTGGAGCGGCAGACCCATCCTGTAGATACAGCCCGTCAATTGCCTCGATCTCGCCGACGCACCACACAAGGCACATGACAAGATGGCTTTGATAGGTGACGGCCTGGGCCACCAAAGGACCAAGCCTGGCCTTGCCGTATACAATAGGCACCCTTGCGCCGTGCCCAGCATAAGATAGCGACCGCTCGCGTGTCTGTCTTGAGACGCGATTGATCCGCGTCCTACTGACAACAGATCGCTGTGCTGGTGTGGCGGTGACCGGCTCAGGCGCAGATGGTATCACAGGATAGTCAGGCAATCGATTTGTCATGTAGACGACTCCAAAATCAACACGTCGCCATTCCACTGGATGCGCGTCCCTGGCGTTGGCATATCATCACCAACAAACAGAGACAGCCGCACTCTCGGTGTGTGCGCGACAGCAGACCCAGTAGACCTGAGCGACAGCGTGACAAAATCATCTATTGACGGCACGCTATCAATTACCCCGCTAAAGAGGTGCACGGCATCACCTGCCGCATGTGGCGCTGCTCCATACAGCTGATAGATATCTGCTGTTATGTCCCTGATGCCATCACCCAGCACCACAGCTCCCATGCTGTTATCGTGGTTTGGTATTACGACAGATGCAGAAGCGCTAGAGATTGACGAGACAGATACGCCAGCGGAACCATCCCATGACACACCATCACATGTGAGCGTCTCCACTGTAGACCACCTCAGCACAGGATCGTATCCTAGCCGTACAAGATAGCGCGGCACTGTGCCGGTTGACTCTACCGCGCTTGTGACTTTGGTTGTTAATGATCTCATCCTATCTCACTGCTGAGGTTAGATATGGCTCCGGCAACCCTGGTGGCCGCACCGTTGAGGACACCAGCGGCTGCCTGCATTTGCGCGCCGAATCTTGTGCCGCCAGAGGTTATTGCATCAAGCAGCGCGTCCCTCAATATTTGACCAGTGTTAACCGCCTCTTGTTCCGCAGCCTTTAGCTTTGCCTGTGATGTCTCGAGCACGCCGCCCAGGAAGTCGACGAATTCGTTGCTGACCTGCTGCTGTTGCTCAGCATCTAGCAGTCCATAAGCCCTGCTTGTGAGTTGGTCGATCTGCTGTGCCGTCTCTTGTATCCGAGTTGGATCTGTCATTGTCTCAAGCGCATCGGCAAGAGACTCTGCTCTGTCTGTGTAATAGTCATAGCGCTCTGCAGTGTCCATGACGGATAGCTGTATTG